CAGCATTTCTTTTTTAATAAACTTGGAATAGTTTGTGTTGACTTTGGCTACATCACGCCAGTCCCATTGAAAGTGGTTCTGTCTAGCGCGACCTGTTTGACGGCGCTCGTTGAGTTTAATAGAACGATAGAAGTTGTTCTTATGGGTAGTTGGGGTACCAGTCTTTACCATCGTACCTGAGTAGTACGCCAACATAGGAGAGATAGATTTAGATACAACAAAGTCATCTGCTTCTTGACATTCGTCGATAACAATGAGGTGGAATGACTTAGATTCAATCTTAGCGCGAGGGTTAGCTGTCATCATCATGAGGCTACTGCCTGAGTTCTTAAGTTTAATCTGTCGTGTGACGCCTGGAACTTTGCCTAGGGAGTCATCAATCTCTGGGTCACCTAGAATCTCAAGCGCTCGTTCTGAGGTAAGTCGGTTAACGGTACGACCAAAGAGAGTTTCTACCTGACCTTCAACAGGGGCAAACATACCAATCCAAATACCATTAGAGAACTTACCTAATAAGTCTGGGTACATCTTGGCTAAACGTGGGAGAAGAACCATAAGCGCCGCTACGGTATTAGCGATAGTTTCTGACTTACCTGACTGACGGGCTGCAAGGGCAGTGATTTCTTCACCGTCGTTAATGATTATGGACTCAATGATTCTACGAGCCAAAGGCATTTGGTAGGGGTGTAGCTCGTGACCTACAAGGGCTGTCTGAAACTGGATACAACGGTCTACTAGTTTTTTTACAAACTCTTTAGAGAGCTCGTCTAGCTCTTCAATTTCCTCTTCAATGAGGTCTTGTTCTTCCTCTTCGGGGTAGAACTCTTCGTCTGATTCATCTAATAAGTTGTCCATATTAGCCTTAGTTTAGATTTAAAATGAAAAGTCTGGGCGGTTAAACCCAGACTAATCATTGCCATTCACGGGGAGAAGAGAAGAGGCACGCTAAGTGTAGCACAAATGTCGATAAATCAATTTAACGGCGTGTCATGCGTGTGTGCAGTTCGTTTACAACTGCGTGCAGTGCTTCAGCTCCTTGTAGAGCTTCATCTAAATAGACTTTATCTCTGTTCTTTCCATAAGAAGATAAGCACCTACCAAGTTCGTATAAGGCTTGGTCAGACCACATTTCTAGTTCCCCTGTGGGAATTTTACTAACTCGCTTAGCCACCTTTTCTGAAAAAGGTTTTGTCCAAGGTTCTTTTTTAAACATTACCAGCCTCTAATCGTAGAGGACTTTTCGCCCATCTCACGGGTGCTAAGTATTGATGAGAGTCTTTCTGTGATGAGGTCATCGTCCTCGTGCATAAGCTCAGAGCCCTTTGTCCACTTACCTAGATAAAAACCTGGTTTGGTAAAGGGAACCCTAAAGACTAAACATTTGCCTTTGCGAAAGGGGTAATTCGCTTCCTGAGTCCAACCTTTTTCTACAATAGGTAGTGGCTTGCGGTGGTAATACTCCAACGTTCCTACGTATAGTGCTCCGTATGTTTTCACTCTTTAATCCGTTCCTTTTTGGATGTTACCTGCTTTTTGTGCCACGTCTGAGAACTGAGCCAATGTGGCAGCGGACATGCTTCTAATCTGGGCTGGGCCATGAGACGAACATGCAGCCTCAAGAACAGGAAGGTAATCGTTAGTTGAACTGCTGTTGGTTAAACCTAACCAAACGTCTGTTGATACGTTTTCATACTGCCACCAAGCCCCACTACGAAAAGCGATGTAAAGGGTTTTAGTCTTGGCGTTATAACCAGCGGCTAAGGCTCTAGGACGAGAGGGATTATTGGTTGGGGCAGTTATCTGTTGAAACTGAACGTTGTTAACGTCTGTATCTTTGTCAGGAATTACTTCGCTGTATTTAGCGTCATCTTGTTGCTTAGGGAACAGCCAATCTAAACTAGCCCCAGCGCTGGTGTCTAAAGCTTCTTGAAATCTTTCATTCATCAGCTTCTTAAGCTCTTGACGTTTAGTTGCCATTATTCCTCACATACGTGGTATTCAGTTTCTTCTTCTAAAACTCTAACCATGCACACCGAGCACCGTAAGTACTTTGGTGGGCGATAGTTGTTTTGCGCAGTAGCGCCTAATGCGTAATCCCCACCGTACTCGCTGGTGTCGTAGTTGTCAACAATTATTTCAGGTTCAGCGAACAGTTCTTTTGGGAAAGGTCCCTTAGGGTCCATAATCCTGTCAGGGACTGGGTGCACCTGTTTTGCTTTGTGATTAAATACCCGCATCTGCAGGAGTTTCTTCTGCAGGCGCTGCTGGTTCTTCTGCTGGGGTTTCTGACTTTGCAGATGACTTCTTTGAAGTTGCTGGCTTTTCTTCTACAGGTGTCACAAGAGGGAAGTGTCCAGCGTTAGCGCGCTCGTGTAGCCAATGAGGTAAGCATTCAACACAGTAGTGAACTGTGTTAGCTCCTGGGTCAGCTTGAGAGTATTGAGCAGGGTTAGTGCAATTAGAACATTGAACAGCCATAGATTCCTCCTAAAGTAAAAGACCAGTATAGACGAAAAAGGGGGCCAAGGCTACCCTCGACCCCCAATTTTCTATTTAATTATTTAGAAGCGCCAATACCGAATGCCGCGTCCTTAGGGTTCAACGCACGGAGCGCTGGGCCCGCAACTGCTCCAAGAGCAGCCATTCCAATTGACTTAGCATCAGTGTGGCCTGCCATATACATACCTAGGGCTGCTGCGATTGCAGAGCGTCCATAAGATGCAAGTACTGCCTGTAGTGCTTTATTCATATATACCTCTTTCATGCGGAAGGTCCGCACGTAAACTGTAGCAGATTATTCTGCCTCGTCAACATGCTGTTCGAAGCGGCCTTCTAAGCGCGCTACCTTTTCAGAGATAACTACTTGGTTCTCGCGAAGTTCTTTTACGATAGGTAAGATTTGTAGTTTAACTACATCGAGTAATGAACTGCCGCCATTATGTCGCAACTCGTTCATAGGCTCTACATTGACCCTGTTAGCCTCTATGGCTTGATTTACAGCGTTTCTAAACAGTCTCCATGCAATACCGCCTATTACCACAGCAACCGCTGTGTATGATGCGATAATTGTTGCAATATCTGTTGCGCTCACATAAAATCCATTCTGTGTTTTTTTATTTACATAACAGAATGGTTGTCCATATCATAGCCCAAAATGTGCGATTTAACACAATTCTACGCATAAAAAATAATATTTATTGCTAAACATGCGTTTATGGCTTGACATAGCCTGTAACTCTTTGGTTTGCTAGTACATGACAGGCCACCCACAAGGTGGCTTTCGCCAACTGAGAGGAGCAATCAAATGCTCAATATCAGAATTAACTTAACGGTTAATCTAAGAAAGGTGTTTGCAGGAGGGTTAGCAGCGTTTGTCTTCTTATCCCACTTAATAGCACCAGCGTATGCACTGACAGTCCAGGGCCCGCTCGTATCCAACGAGAAACCTGTAACGGTTAACTTGACCTACCTGACAGTAACTACAACTAAAACGCAAGCCGAGAAAGCCTTGGCTAGCTCATACGTGAAGTACTTTGACCCACAGGCCATCGCATTCTTGACGGTCTACTCAAAGGGTCTATCGATTACTGAGTGGAAGTCTTTAAACGAACTATGGCAACACGAAAGTCATTTCAACCCTAAAGCGCTCAATATGAGTTCCCACGCTTTTGGTATCGCACAGTTCTTGCCTAGTACTTGGGGCAACTATAAAGTTGAAAAAACCTCAGATGCTGTGCTACAAATTAAATACGGGCTTCATTACATCGAAAAAAGATACGGGAGTACTAGTGACCCAGCGGGAATCATTAATGCGTGGAAATTCTGGCAACGACATGGGTGGTATTAAGGCGCCCTATTTTGACGGAAGCCAAGTCTGTGCACAGACAGACCCAGAGCTCTTTTTCCCAGAAACATCTGCGGAAATTAAATCACATTTAAGAATTGTCAAACCTCTGTGCAATAGCTGCGGGTTTCAAGCCCAATGCTTAGAGTACGCGCTTAAGTACCCTAACTTACAAGGTATTTGGGCGGGAACATCCGAGAATGAACGACGAGTTATGAGACGTTATAGTAAACGTAAAGCTGTATAGCAAAAAGCCCCAGCCAATCGGCTGGGGCTTCTTTGTTTAAGCTATTAGGCCCAAGGAGTAACAGTGACTGCTGCTGAAAGTGCGATTGATGCTGCACCTGCTGCAACAGACTGAGTCTTGATTGTGCCTGTTGTACCTGTAAGACCAGCAACTGATAGACCTGTTGTTGAAAGGGCTCCAGAAGTTGTGGTTGTAAAGGTAAGTGTGTTTGTAGCTGAGCTTGTAACTGTCCAAGTACCGTTGAGGTCTGTGTTTGGAGATACAAGTGAAGCAACAGTAATCTTTGTTCCGACTGGGTAAGCAGCACCAGCACCTGAAGAGGTGATTGTTGCTGTTGAACCTGTGCGTGAAACAGCTGTGATTGTTGCAGCTGAGTTAGCCGCTCCGCTAGCTGTTGTGATGCTAGCTGTTGCAAAACCAGCATCCTTAAGTGAATCAACAGCACTAGCTGTTGTGAGGCCAAGAACACTTGGAACGTCAATGTACGCAACACCAGAGACGTACGCGCCGTCAAAGCCTGTTACAGCGTTTGTAGCTTGTACCTTACCGTAAGCGCCAGTAACTGCTGTTCCTGTAGCTGAGTTAGTAACAGTAAAGCTCTGGCGTGTTGCTGAAGCTACTGTTGCACTTGAAAGGTTAAAAGCAGAAGTTGTAAGACCAGTGATGTTTACTGAGTCTCCTGGGTTAAGGAAGTTGAAAGATGTGTAAGTTACGGTTGTACCGTCGCCAGAAGCTGCTGTAACAATGTAGTTACCTGCGTCAGGTGTGTATGAAGGATAACTTGCATAACCTGTCTCTTCTAGCTCGTGGTTAGCGCTCTTAACAATTACGTTAGCAATTGCGCCTGAACCTGAGTATGCAGATGTTCCTGCAAAATCAAGACGAGCTCCTGTAACCTGGGTTGTAGCTGCCCAATAAACGTCGCCTGTAGAACCGCCAATGTTTGAAGCGGCTGTTTCTGTACGTACGTCATTTGGCTGTAAAGGTTGGTTGCCCCATACGAAGTCTACCTGTGGATTTCCAGCGGTATCCAACGAGTGAGCGTTGTTATTTGTTGCCATGATTTACCTATTCTCTAGAGGGTAGTAGGCGCCTGATATCGGGGGCGCAACAACTATTCTCCAAGAGTAAATGGGATATGTCAGCGTTTACGCTGGGTCTGAAAAAGTCCCCGTAGCTGAGTCATAGTGCTTACCAAGCAGTCCTGGGTTATGACCATTTTGGTCTGCTAAATGGGTAACATCAATTACCTCTGGCTGGCTCATCATGATAGCGGCTAGTCGGTCAGGTGCGCTGATGACCTCAACGACCTCCCCGTCAATAACAAAAGCTAATTTAATTGGTGGTTGTGGTTGAATTTCAGCCATTTTATTCTCCTGGTTCTTCGTCTTTAAATGAAACTCTTACTTGACCCCATTTATGAATAGGGCATTCAGCGTTTGGAAGTTTAGTTTTCTGTGACATAACGCAACCGCATTCAGCACAAATACCTGTAGTAGAACCTAATTTAGGGCAAGCTTTGCATATTTCCATGCGTTCCGCAGCAATTGTTTCTGCAACTCTACCTAAGTTTTTATTAAATAAATCCCAAGGGCGAGCTGGGCGCTCGTACGGGTCTTTCATTGTGCTCCTTATGGTTGTACGGAATAGTTGTCAATAGTAGCACCTTGAGCGTAATCTGAAGGCGCTTTAATTATACCGTAGTTTACTCCCATAGACCCTGTGCCAGCAGCGTAAGAGATAGCAGAACCTATTGCAGAGGATAAGCCAGAATCAGAATAAGCTTGAGCTGAAATATTGCCTGAAGAATCAGTAGACACGCTTATAGAACCAATAGCCGCTCCTACGTTAATGTCAGTTCCAATAGTGCTTACTGTTCCATTAACAGCTTTAATTAAACGAAGGTAGTAATTGTAGTTAGTCCCAGAAGCGTAACAAGTAGAGGTAGAGCAGCTAGTTCCTGAGCAGGTGGTCAAACCGCAACAGCAGTTTCCTGGGTCTGGGCAAGCACAGTTGTACGTAGGAGCGACATAATGAGTGTAATAACAATGACCGTAGTATGACCGTGGAATACCTGAATAACCACCAGTATACCCATCACAAGCACAGCTTCCTCCATTTGGGGATGGGCATTGACCTGAGCACCCCGTGCAGCCAATAGTTCCGCAACCGCAAGGAAGAGTGTCTTGTACATATCCTCCATTATTGCAAGAACAAGTATTAGAGCTTCCGCAAGAGCAAGTGTAAGAGGAACAGCATGAATAACTATAATAAGAACAACTTGTACAAGAGTAGCTATAGCTGTATGACGAAGAATTATAATAAGGAACTACGGCCCACCAGTTATTAGCATCTTGTACCCAAAAAGCTAATCCCATGCCACCAGAAACACTAGCGCTAGACTGAGAAAGGGTATTACCCAAGTTAACAGTTGCTAGTGCGTAAGTAGAAGGTGTGTCATCGGATTGCGCTGTGGAACCATTTGTATACCAGTTACCACGCAAAGTGTTCCAAATAGCGCCAGTATCAGCTGTGCCAAGACCAGTAGTAGTTCTAGTGAATGAATCTACAATAAGACCTGTAAACCACTGTTTCCAAACACCACCTACTTTAATATAAGCAGCAGTAGACCCATGCCACGCACCAGCTACTTTAACTGATACGTTTTGAATTGCATGGCTCCAAGAGCCCGCTACCTTTACCGAAGAAGCCATTATGCGTACTGAATCCAGATATCCCCATCAGCTCCACCTGAAGGTGCGCTGGTAGATGTCCATACGTTGCGTACTACACCGCTGCCATTAGCCGCGGTAGTCACTGTTCCGTTAGTTTGTGAGACAGTTCCTGTAGCTGAGCCAATAGATGCCCACTTAACGCCAGTTGTTTGTGTTGAGTCTGCAACAAGGATTTGGCCATCTGTACCAACGCCAAGGCGGGATACAGTAGAAGCTGCAGTTCCTACAATCAAATCACCTTTTGTAGTAAAGGTGCTCAAAGGCACGTTACCAGCTAGCAAACCAGTTGAGGTGATAGAGGAGAGGACAGCTCCCGTTGAGTCTTGAAATTCTAATAGATTAGCTGTTTGACCAGCTGAAGCCTTAATAATGAGGCCCTTAGTAGATGCGCTGCCTGTAGCAATTATGTTACCGCTGTCGCTGGTCTTGCGGATGTACTGGCTGTGGCTGTCGGAAACAATACCAAGTTCGGCAATTGTAAGGCGAGCAGCCACAGACGCAGGAGCATTTGTAGAAGTGTAATTAGAGTAGCTAAAAGCTGTGATAGGAGTTGGTACTGTGGAAAGGTGAGGGTTTACGCCCAAGTAGGTTTCAATAGCA